TTTTTCTGTGCAAAAACCTGTCATATAAACATTTTTTAGGGGTTTTATTTTTAAAGAATAATCATCTAAATACATTAAACATTGTTGAAGATTATCAAATATTTCAGATGAAGGGTTAGATACGCATGTTTGATTTAAAGGTAAAGTTGATGATTGTACGCATATCCAGATAACTAGAAAAACTTTCATTGATTGTACCAATCATTTCTCATTCACTTTAGGTATCTGCTAATCGCAAAAAAGAAACCCAAGTTTCATTTGAGTTTGTGTTTCCTATTGTTCTATTACTGCCAGCCATACTACTTACTCCAAATCGTACTCTATCATTTGAGGTATTGGTAATGTCAAAAATAAAATCTCCTGTATGCAAAGTTGTTGAATTTGAAGGTGAACTAAAAGTCATGCCTGTAACATATGCTGAAACGCTATAATTTGATCCACCATCAGATGAATATTCAATTAGTCCATTAATTTCATTGTCATTTCCATCGCCTTCTTCATCATACTTAAAATGTGCTTGAACATAATAAAATCCTGTGCTTGGAAATGTAAATACCCCACTACTATGTGACATGCCTGTTCCTAATGCTGATGAAAAACCTCTTGTATCTACTCTTTCCATATTGGTTAATGTGCCGCTTCCTGTCAATGAAGTTGTTAGTCGCCATTGGTCTGCCATTGTGATACCACCTGCACCACTTACAGTTCCTGTAAATGCAAAGGTATCATCTAACTTTAGTCCTCTTGCTCTAGTTTTTATAAGTGTCATTTTTTAGGGTATTTATCCTTTATTGCTTGTACTCTATTTTTTTCTGCTGTCACACCATTTTCCATAATATTTTCCATTTGTTGTTCTAGTGTTCCATACTCTGCTTTGCGTTTTGCAATTTGATCTAAGTTATATTCATAGTCATCAGCATCACTATCTAATGCGTTTAATTGTGCGTCAGTAGGTTTTTTTGGTGTTTCTAAATTCCATTCTTTTATATAAGTTCCTTGTCCATCATCTTGTAAAATAACATCTTTTAAAAAATCTATTTCACTACCTACATATTTTATAATTTTAGAATATAATTGTGCCATTATGTGACGAAAAACCCTCCAAAAAATGTTCTAAATTGACCCATTGTTGCAGAAGCAGTACCTTGCATATAAGTGTAAAGTTCAACATAGTCACTTGATCCATTGAAATCAATTAATCCTGATACATTAATTACACTACCTGATCCTGCGTCTGCTTGTGCTGTTCTATGTGCCGAACCATTTTTATATATTGATGTATAATGTGTTGTTAAACCTGTTCCATTATTGACTGATCCATACATGAAATATAAACCTGCTTTTTGTGGTGTAAATCTGTAATTTGTAGAATGATCGTATGCACTATCACTATCAAATTCTTCCACATTAACAGGAACTTTTGCCCATGAACTATTAGGAACAGAACTCCAATCTGCACTTCTATAAGCATGAAAATTTGGTGTGCCACCACCTGCATCTGCAAAACTTAAATTACCAGATCCGTCAGTCTTTAAAAATTTATCTGCACTTGGATCAGTAGTTGGGAATGTAAGTGTGTAAGAACTGCTTGAACTATGTGCAGGGCTTCTCAATTTTATACCATGACTGTTCTGTGAACAATTTAGCTGAAGTGTTCCGTCAGTAGTTCCGTCACCTTTGATCTGTAAACCTGCGGCACTTGATGTAGAAACAAAATTTGTTTTTGCATTTGTGATCGCATTATCAGATACAGTTGTTGCTACTCCAACAGCATTGACATTACCAAGAACTAAAATGAAATCTATAACATCACTTGAAGTTAATGCAGATGAAAATGTAATTGTAGAGCCAGATACTGTAAAAGATGAATTTGGTTTCTGAATACTACCATTGAGAGATACAAGCATATGATTAGCACTCTCTGGTGAAAAGTTAGCTGAATTTCTTTGTAAGGTATAACTTGCAGTAGCTGATGTTGTAATATTATCTAGGATTACAAAATCGCCTGTGACAGGTGGTACTCCAATATAACTCATGTGCTTGGTCTTTCTGGAAATTCTACTGCATTTACTTCATCAACAGTAGTCAATCCGTTTGTTAAATCTCTCAGTTCTTGTCTATATGTTTTCCATGCAGATGAAATTGTGCCACCTGTTTCTTTTGCTTTTATAACTATGTAATCAGTTTCATTTAAAAGTCTATTTCTTTCCATTCTTAATAAAACCATTTTTTCTTCAAAGGTTGGTTGTATAGCTGCTAATTCTTCAGCAGTCATATCTCTTATTTCATCACCAATTTGAATTTTTGCCATTAATGTGTCACTCCAAATATTGTTATTCGACATTCACCTTGAAAGTTTCCTGCACTTTCTGTGTACCAATAAAAACCTGTGTGGTATCTGCCACTATCATTTACAAGACCTCCACCTTCCCATGATGCTGTATAGCCTGTATTATGAGTATATGATGTTTTAAATTGATAATGTGTTTGAATATTTACATTTAAAGGATCTTGTACCCACATATACCCATTAATACCCTGTGAAGTTCCTTGATACATACTTACAGCTAAATATGGATAACCACCATGATTGTAATTGTTTACAGCACTACCATTACTATGACCACCATCTGCCCAAGTGTTCATTTTATTATCTGATGTAGCACCTGTATCATTATAAAATTTAAATCTAATATGACCACCACCTGTTTGTATTCCTAAGTTGTTAAATGTCACTAAATATTTTTTATAATCACTTGTAAAAACTGAATTGTTTGCATAAGAACTTACACTATTAGATATTTGAAAAGATGATAATTTAACTAAATTAGATGTATCACCTGCACCTGTGACTGTACCTGTAAAGGCATAGGTATCAGTTAAATCCATACTTTCTGCTATAATTTTATTGAATGGCATCTAATTGTTCCTGTGTTGGTTGTGATTTACCTTCATAATCCCATTTTTCAATATAATCACCTTTTTCATCTAAATCATTTCTAATAATGATACTTTGATTTCTAATAACTTCATTCACAAAAATATCTTCTGTTAAATATACTTTAATTTTTTCTGCTAGTGTCATGTTATAAGTTTATAACCCCCAAACCAACTTTTTTTGTTTGTGCTATGACCTTTAAAATGATTATTTGAGCCACCACCAAATGCACCACAGACTGCATAAATTTCAACATAATCTCCAACTGCTAAAACCATGTTTGCATCTATAGGCATAATTTCAAACTTTTGATATGATCCACTATCACCTAAAATATTTTCTAAATTTGTGACCTTGTATGTCGAGCCATTTTTATAAATTCTAACATCACCATAACCTAAATAGTTTTCTTCTTGTGCTATTTGAACACTTGCATAAATATAATAATTACCCGCTTGACCACTTGGAACTGTAAAACGATAATTTGAAGAATTGTCATAAACACCATCAGTATCGTGTTGCTCTGTATTAAATGCTACTTTTGTTGCAGTTCCACCAGATACATCTTGATCTGCATTTAAATATGCTTCAAACATTGGTTTGTTGTTTCCACTTTCTATTGTAGAAAAAGATAATGTACCACTACCATTTGTAGTCAATGCTTGACCGCTTGTTCCCTCAGATAAATTTAATTCAGTAATACCTACTGAATTTGCTGAAGGTTGTTGTGTTAGTTTAACAATATTTAAATAATGAACTTCTACGATATCTGAACTGACAAGAGTACCACCAAGAGTCAATGTCTTGTTGCCAGATCCACCTACAGAATAGTTTGTGCTATCTTGTTTTACAAAATTAACAAATACAATAATGTCGTTTTCTGATGAAATATCGTGAGTTAGTGTGACTGTAGATCCTGTTTGTGAAGTAAATCTGTCTAGCAGACCACTTGTAAATCCTGCTTCTGGTTGTACTCCAATATAACCCATATAAAACCTATGTAATTTCTAAAATGCTTAAAGTAGCATCTATTTTACCTGCAACAGAGCAATCAATCTTTATAACATCAGTTGCTTGAACTACCACTTTTCCACCAGATAAAATTTCAAGTGGTGATCCTACAGGAACTGAAACATCTTTTGCCAAAAATACAGTTTCATTTGTTTCTGTATCTGAAGTGTCTGATACTAATTGAACACTAGCTGTCACTCCTGTTGTATGGATATTACAAAGCACAAGACCAATTACAACTGTAGTTGTTGATGAAGGTACAGTATATAATGTTAATGGTGTTCCTGCTGAAGTTGGCATAGCACCATTTGTTTTTGTTTTAAATGTATTTGCCATTTCCTATCCTAACGCAATCGCTAATGGTAAAGCATTAGGATCAGTTTCAGATATTGTACCTGTCACACTCATAGTGCTTGTAATTGCGTTGCTTGATATATTAATACTAAATAATTCAATGTTATCAGATCCGTCATTGATTTTTACCTTTAGCTGTCCACTCGTTCCGCTATCAACCCAAATCGTGCCTAGTGCCACAGATGAGGGTGCTGAACTACCAATGTGTGAAGTGTTTAATGCACCAAGAATATTGTTTAATTCAGTTCTAAAAGCTGAAAATCCTTGATTTGCTAAACTTACATCTGATACTTGACTCATTTAATTAATTACTACCTTTTTTTTAAG